GCCAGCTGCTCAGAGAGTTGTTTAGTCGATACGCTAGAGAGGTCTCGCCTAAGAAGCGTGGCGCAAGGTGGGAGATTATCCGGCTTGAGCGCTTATCGAAAGACAAAATCAGCGAGATTCGACTTTCCGACTTAGCCCCTTCTGATTTTGCAGATTGGCGAGACCGGCGGCTGAGTGAAGTGGCTCCAGCCAGCGTAAGCCGCGAAATGGTGCTTATGTCTTCGGTGTTGACACAGGCGCGCAGAGAATGGGGATTGATTTCATCAAATCCCATGACTGACGTGCGCAAGCCAAGCAAGCCACCCTCTCGTGACCGGCGCGTGGCTCAAGATGAAGTTGATAAACTGGTTGCCGCGGCTGGAGTGGATCTGACCAAGATTCGTGCGCGGGCGGTTCACGCTTTTCTATTCGCCATTGAAACCGCGATGAGGTCTGGGGAAATCATCAGTCTGACCAATCAGACCGTTGACCGTGAAAATCGTGTCGCGACTTTGCCAAAGACCAAAAATGGCACGTCTCGCAAGGTTCCACTCTCAAATGCTGCGCTCTCGCTTCTGAGTGAGCTTCCCGAAACTGAGGGAGCGCTGTTTGGCCTCACAAGCCAACAGATCGATGCGAATTTCAGAGCAGCCCGCGACAAAGCCGAAATTGAGAATCTTACGTTCCACGATAGCCGCCATGAGGCGATAACACGGCTAGCCAAAAAGCTGGATGTTCTCTCACTGGCACGAATGGTCGGGCACAGAGATATTCGGATGCTCCAAGTGTACTACAACGAGACGCCGGAAGAACTAGCGCGCCGTCTCGACTAGGCTGGCATACGCAATGAGTTTCTTGTGCCCGTCGCGGCGGACTTCAAGGCGACCGCTGTCACAGTAGCGGTGCACCGTTTTCTCAGTGCATTTGAGGATTTTCGCGGCCTGTTTGACGGTCACATATTCGGGCTGCGCATCCTTGCTTTGCGCTTCAACTATCCGGCGCAAGTCGGATAGCTCGCGCATCAGCGGGGCGGTAGCCTCTTGGACCGCAGCTTTTATTTCGGCTTGAAGAGCGCTCATTGATATTTCCTCAGTTCTGCACTGAGCGATAGGATCTGCTCTGCCTGCTCGATAGATTTCCGGGCAACATCTTCCAGCTGCATCGCAAGCCTATCGCGCTCGGTCACCAGTGCCCGCATGCGCAGGGCATCCTGATGGTGGGTGCTCATGGCGCAATGCTCGATATGTTCCGCGCGCGCCAAAATCGCAGTTGTGCTGATATCGATCTGTGTCATTGCGCATTTGACGCATTCAGCGTCCCACACTCATCAGTTTCATTGGATAGAGGCGTGGATAAATTTAGGTGCGCTGCCGCCTTCACCCCCATCATCGCTGCGAACGGATCAGCCTGCCTAGCTTTCCTACGCTTCTCCGTTGGAATTTCAGGGTAGGTTTCTTCCATATAGCTGGTGATGATCTGGTCTTTGACCACGGCAATATCTGTGCCCGTTGTGGTTTTGCGAACTTTGGATGACCTTCGCTTTCGCTCGATAGTGATCAGGCGCTCTGAAACTCCGATGCCAAAACCGCCAAGGAAGGAGTTTCTCCAGTGCTTGGTAGGGCTCACCAGTCTGCGTGTACGGTGTTCGCGATATGCTCGTTCTGATGCGCCCTGCACCAACTCACTCAGATAGATCGCAAACTCCACGTCTTCTGGCTGACCAACCCATGTGAGCGCGCCCTTGAAATGCTGCCCCACCAAAAGATGACAATGAGTTACGATGGCAATCCCTGCGACAGCTTTATCAAGTGCCGGGTGCCGGGATCGGCGTCCAGCATTGTACTGACCTTCAGCGACGCCAGACGCGCCACGCTCACGCAGTTCGTCTTCAGTTACCTCGTGCTGCTGTATCAGCTTGGCAGCGCGACTTGCCGCTGCCGCAACCTCAGCTTCGGATGATGCTTCATTTGCGGCTCGGGCACGCAGCGCGCGGATCTTTTTGAGAATATTCTCGCGGTCATCAGTCATGTTGGCCTCCAAGGCACTGGGCTCCCTTGATGCCCCTTCGGTGTATCGGGTGCGTCCTACTGGCGGGGCGATGCAATACGCCCGCGCCAAGCATCGAAATCGGTGCGCAAGGCTTCGAACTTCTGAAATGCAACGCCGCGCAGATCGAGGTCGCGACGGGTGATGATCCCGCAGACGGTGCGCAGGTATTCTGCGGTGGCGCTGGCATTGAACCGTTGGCCCGGTAGGCCACTACGGATCGCTGCGAATTTCTGAAACTGCGGATCATTGCACAGGATACCGGCCTGCTGGGCAGGGCCGAGGTTTGTAAAACTTTGCTTGTGGCGGCTGGTCATCGGTCACGCTCTAGCCCTGCTTCAAGGTCATCGTACTGATGCTCCAGCCACCTCGGTTCAGTGCCCTTGGGCGCGCGTTTGTTGGTGTTCGCGTGAGTGGTAATGCCTACGCGCGCCCCGGATCGGGAAAATACCTTTCTGGCTCCATTGCAGCAGGGGCAAAGGGTGTGACTGTTGTCGTGATGCGGATGCCAATGCTCGATCCCGCGACCATGGCAGCGCGGACAAGTTACGGTCTCCAGGCGCTGTGCTTTGCAGACTGGGCAGTGACCGGCATGTGCGGGCATGCGGTTGTCATCTGAACAGTTGCAAATCCAATGTGAGAGCGCCGGTGACATGGGTGTTCCTGAAAAAGGGCCGAAGCCGGAGCTTCGGCCAGTTGGTCACGGGGCAGGTTTCAGGCCGCGTGAAGGGAGTTTATGAGCGCGGGCGGTGGGCAACTTGGAGGACTGATCCGCCCGCGCCTGATCCGCACCGCAGGAGCGGTGCGAAACCTCGGGACAGTTGGCGACGCGCAATCCTCCAACGCGTCGCGTGTGTTCATTGGTCTCAGAGGGGCGGGGCCCTCGGGGTGCGTCCGCCATGGATGCGGAATCTGGAAAGATAGGGTTTGTCATTGCGGGTGCGCCTCGCCTTACGCCGCATGGGGGCCGTGCGGGGTGATCTGGCGATCGGCCATCACGCGGCGGACCTTCTGGCCAACGCGGTCAAGCACTTGCTCGGTCGGTTCTGGCGTCGGCGCCGGGCGCTCTACCAGATGCGCAGCCCGCAGGCGCGCCGGGTCAAAGCCCTGACCGCGCGCGGCTTTCAGAGTTGCCCAGGCTGTTGTGAAGAGGTGCGGGCTGTCGAGGTGATCCTCTGGCGAGCCTGCGATCTGCTGCGCGTCCCGCAGCACAGTTTCCAGTCTATCGTGCATTCAATCCTCCATCGGTTGATGGAAGATTGGTAGTTGGGAAGTATACCCAAGTCAATGGATATTGGGTAAGTATACCCATATTTTCTGTTTCATGGCGCTTGTGAGATTTTTCCTTAGCTCTAGTAAAGCCACTTCAGGTGTAAGTGCATTTGCGATAGATGGGTTAGGAGTAGTCGTTGTAAGCATTTTAGAATGAAGAAGAACTTCAAGATTTTTCGGAGCGCAATTTTTCTAGGTTGGCTTTGTCTGGCGCTCGCCGCAACAAGCATCGCCGCAGGTGTTTGGGCTTTTCAGATGACCACGACAGTGGCGGCAATTGGCGCAAGGACTGCATCGATGGCGACGGCTCACAGGAGGGAACTAGCCGAAGCGGTTGCTAAAGTTAAAGCAAAGGCTAGGCTGAGGCGTGTTGTAGTCGCCATACCTGTCGCGGGAGCAGCGGCAATGGCGTATTTTGAAGAACAGGACTACCAAGATTGGTTGGCGGACAATCCACAAGGTTCACGTCGAATGTATGCGTGCACAGTTGCAGTGCTATCAGGGGAAGTCGTCGACGAAGTTCTGCAAGATTTGCCGGACGCTCTTCGACCCGATCCCGAGACCATTCTTGGGGCTATGCCGGATTGTGGTGCATAATCACAAACTACGCTTGTGATGCGCACAATATCCTGAAAATTAACTTTTTTTTGCCAATTCTCGCGGCCAATGAAGCTTTACTCTAGCTGCCCATTTGAGACGAATGTTCCAGATGTTATTCGCGCCTGGGTTCAAGCTGATCAGATGGAACATGCCTGGCTCATCTCCTGCCTTCACCTGCTTTACCCATCCCATACCTTCGATATCCTCGCACACACATCTGTGACCGATCACATCGCTTGGGACACTGTCATGGCCGTTTCGTGAGTAAAATAACAGGTCGCCTGCTGAATAGACTGGCTCCATACTGTCACCTTCAACTTCAACGGCCACAATTCCATGGGGTGAGAGGCCCGCAGGGCACTCGACTTGAGGGCCAGCGCCTTTCTCGTAGGCATCAAACACTGGGACTTGTGCCCCTGCACCAACTTTACCTGCTATAGCGATTGTTGCTTTTCCTTCGGGCGCCCCGTCAGCCCAACTCATCACCTCTTCGACTGACATCTCGAGAGCTTGTGCAAGTCGAACGGCAGACGACAGCTTCGGGGATGCCGCTTTTCCACGTTTCAGATCTCTTACAAATGACTGATGCAAGCCTGCTGCTTCTGAAAGCGGGGCATCTTTCAAGCCGCGTACCTCCATGATTTGTCGGAGGCCTTCCAGAAATTTTTCGCTCTCGTTTAGCATTGGGGAATTATACCCACAGTATTCGCGTAACGACATTGGGAAGTTTACCCTTGTAATTTCGGGTATACTTACCCAATAAAGCGATATGGAACATTTTCTCGCAGAACTCTCCGCCTACGCTGATGCTGTTGGTCGCACCCCGCAACACGTGTTGCGGCAAGCGATTGGCGCGAGCTGGGGGCAGTGGGCGTCTTGGAACGATGGTAAGTCGAGCCCGACGCTGCACACAGTGGACAAGATCCGAAAGCATATGTTGGAGAACCCTCCTCCCGAGAGTGAAGGGGGTATCGCCGCATGAGCCGCCCGCGTCTAACCCTGATCGTGAACAATGATGTGCCATGCGATGAGCCTGGCACGTCTGCTGACCAAGCGTCTTGGTCAAATCAGTTGGACACTTATGCGCTGAAGGTCAGCGCGCCTGACCTTTGGTCGGCCTATTTCCACGCGCGGTTTCACAGCCCGCGCGAGGTGGCGCTGTTTTGCGATGTGTCCTTCCAGACTGCTCTCAACTGGTGGGGCGCGGTGACAGCGCCCGCCAGCCATACTGCTTTGCTGATAATCCTCACCGATCCCGGCGCGGCGGCGTTCTTCCAAGATCAATTGGCGAGGGCAGCATGAGGACGCAAACAACTTCACCCCGGATCGAGCGGATCGCCTATCAGATCTGGTGGCTCATCGAGGACAGCGCCGGGGAGTGCACCTTGGCGGATATGGCCTCATTTACCGGTGCATCGAGGCAAACCTGCTCTCACATCTGCCGTTATCGCGGTTGGTCTGGACGCTATCGCAAGATGGCGCGCAGTCATGCGGTCGACAATGGCCCGCAGCTGATCGCTGCAATCGATGATGAGCTGTCATCTCTGTTCGGGGAGGCGGCATGACAAATAGAGTGTCCACGCGCACTGCAGAGTTGTCGCCGATCTTCGAATGGATCGCTGAAATCTGTGTTCGCTTTCATCAACAATACCAAGCCGAGCAAGGGGTCGGCGCTCATCTGTTGGCTATTATTTGCGCAGATCCAGATGACCCTGATCCAGGGACTCTACCTCCCCCAGAACAAAGCGCCAAATCTGCAATTGAAGCGGCGATTTTTTCTGCCCCACTACCCGCAGAAGTTTTTGGCGTTCTTGCGGAGACAGGCATTTGGACACGATTGGACGCAGGACGCTCAGAGCAGTCTTGTATTCGTCATTCTGTGCTTCAAGAAGTTCCTGGCGCTGTTGAAGCGCTGCAATCTGTTCTTCGGTCATCAAAATCTCCTTTGAACAATATTGCCTGCGATCCTGAGGATCTGCCGCAGGAGGTGTCAAGATGATCCCGCACGTCGACACCGCCCATAACCCTATGAGGCAGACGTCATGATGGAAGAACGATCTATTCGTGTGGTCGGGACCGATGATCTGCCGGAATATCCGCTGGGGATCGAGGATCGGCTGGACAGCCATTACTTCATGGCCTGGGAGCGGCGGCGCTGGCTCAACTCGGATATGCGCCTCAAGGGCACGCCGGAGTGCCGGGCGCTCTATTTCGACTTGATCAATATCTCTTACGATCAGACGCCAGTCGGCACCGTGCCGCAGGATCTGGAGACGTTGGCCAAGTTGCTGCTGGTGGACCCGGGGCACTTTCGGGCGCTATGCAAGCTGGACTATGGCCCGCTGCACAAATGGACGCCCTGTATCTGCGAAGGCGGCGAGGTGCGGCTGATGCACCCGATGGTGCTGCGCACCCTCACGGAGGCGCTGTCACGCAAAGAGGACAACCGCGCCAAGCATGAGGCCGCCAATGCCGCCAAGCGCTTGCAGCGGCTGCGCTCGACCGTGGCAGGCTATCACGCCGAGCTCGCCAAGAATGACGCCGCCATCCGCTGGATGGATGAGTGGCTTGTCCAGGAGGGCTGCGAATACCGCAACGCCACTTGGATCGAGCGCGCCATGCAGTCTTGGTCAACGCATATGTTCGACCTCGGGCAGGCGCGCTCCGGAACCTACCGGACATTGTCCTGACACTGTCCAAGACTGTCCGGCGGACAGTTCAAGACAGTCTCGGACAGTCTCAGACTGTCCTGCACGACAGGGATAGAGACAGAGACATAACAAAACAGAAGGCCAGTTGCTGGACACATTGGCGTTGGCGACTGGGGATAACTCGGGATTGCTGAGAAAGAGGTGCAGAAATGGATGCAAAAGAACAGGCAGCCGGTGAGGCGCGGGTTCGGCGGTTGTTGATTGATCCGCTGGTGCGGTTGGGGTTGGCCAAGCCAACCAAGCTGACGGTTGCGCAGTTTGAAGCGATGGTCGCGGATCTTTGTAGCAAGCTCGCCTACATGAGCGATCTTAACCTGCAGGCGCTGTCTGAACAGGCCGCGAGCATGCCCGCTGGCCAAAATCAGGATCAGTTTCCCATTGCCACGAAAATCCTACAGTGGGCGGCGGCGATCCAGTCACCGCCAGACGACGCCTCACCCCTATTTCGGGCGGTGTTTGCGGGTCCGCTGGGGCAAGCGGCATTGAACGAAGGTTGGGCACCAGAGCTTTTGGCGCATTTGCGCAAGTCACGCATTTGGCCTCGCGATTATGATCTCAAGCAGATCCGCTCACGGGCCGAAGACGCCCGCCGCCAAATTGTCCGCCAAGATGAACAGGTCGCGCGGGGCGGAACCCTGTCGGATGCGGATTGGAATTTCCGCAAGGCGCGGCGACAGGCGCAGGACAAATGCCAGCGGATTGCGGCTCTGGTCGCAGAGGCAGGTGCGGTTTGACGGTTTTGATGCGCAGCGGCGTACAAGGCATCGCGACCAAACGATCTGTTTCTGTATTGGAGATCATCGAGTGGGCGTTTCAACGCGAGAAGGTCGGCATAGACTTTGATGAGATCGAGCGCGAAACTGGAGCAAAGCCCGGTGTCGGGATGGAGTACATCCTGATGGAGCAGGCGCGGCTGGGGTGTCGGGTTCAGGGCGGCGGCACATCCTCGGCGCATCATGATGCGGATATCGTGGCCTCTACCTTGGCGGTACTACCAGAAAGCTGTGGCGGGCGACGTACGGCGATCTGGATAGCAGAACTGGCGCGCTCTGGTCAGGCTCCTGAATGGCAGAGTGAGTTGCAGGTGCGCCCCTTGGCAACCGCGACCAACCGGCATGGCACACGGGCGCGGACATCAGATGCGGCGGAACTTGGTTCAATGGGTTGGCCACATCAAGCCCGGCGCAAGCGCAATGGCAGCATCGCGATGGAGCCGGTGCTCTACTCACCAATCGAAATCCGTCCAACTGCGCGCGAGATCGCATCGATGCGGCGCGGATATCTGCAATGGTGGTCAGCGCTATTGGAAATTAAATCAGCTCTTCAGATCAGTCACTTAACCTCTCATGTGGTGACGGATGTGATGCCCCCAAGCGCGCCATGGAAGAAAACCGCTTGACGAAATCCTAGCCCAATTGACATATTGCAGTCACCCAACGTGCGCCCGGTGCAGAGATCCTGCTCCGGGCGCTTTTGTTTGCGAAGTCTTTTGAGATGGTGCTTACGTCGGCTTAGCCTCGACAACCTCGAGCAAATCACCGGGCTGGCAATCTAGTGCGGCACATAGTTTGGCAAGTGTCTCAAAACGAATACCCTTGACGCGACCGGACTTGAGTAAGCTCAGGTTTTGTTCGGTGATGCCAATTTCCTTGGCTAGATCACGGCCTCTCATTTTGCGCTGTGCCATCATGACATCCAACCTGACAACGACTTCCATTACACAAACGCTTTGTTTTCTTCTGCGGCACCTGCCGCCTCACTCATGGCCCAACCGATAACCACCAACAGGCCAGCAACAAAGAAAAAGTTGATGTCTTGGGTTCCAATGCCGAGTGAGAGCACGCGCTCTCCCGGTGGTGCAGACCAACTCATCAAAGCCGTGACAATGGGTTGAAGAACGATACGCAGAATTGCCATGATCAGCAGCGCAAGGCCGCTCTTCTTGATCAATGTGGCGCAGTACGCTGTCAAAACTTCGCGCCCCATGTAGCAGCGAAACAACCTACGCAGCAGCAAGATTGCCCAGACCGCAAACCCAGTTGGGATAAGGCTAATCGCGAACCCTAACCAAAACATTGGGCCGACCACGATATTCTCTGCGGGAACTTGAAAGTCAGTGAGTTCGATGGCGGAGGGGTCAGTCGCGAAAAGAAAACCGACTACCAGAACGCCTACGATTATACCGATGACAAAGAGAGTGGCGAGTAGGTGTAGCCACCACGACAAACGAGACAAGCGATGTTCACCCATGTGAAACCTCATAAAGTTGATGTTGTGCGCTTATCGCACTTGCACTGATTCTTATCGTTTTGCAATAAACAATTGCTGAAACGCAGTGATATGTCGAACACTGCGCGTGCGCACGCCCTCATCCATTGACGAAAGGCCTCCCCGATGGCGCGATTGAAGATCTGCGCGGCGTCAGGCTGCGAGGACTTCGCGGTGCCTGGGTTGTCGCATTGCAAGCGGCATGAAGCGGCGCGGCAAGACAAGCTGAAGGCACGGCGGGCCAAGGCGCAGACCTCGCCTGCGGCAGTGCTGGCTCGTGTGCTCTATGCCGATCCGAAATGGAAAGCGGCGCGCTTGGCTTTCCTGCGCGCGCATCCGCTTTGCGTTGACTGCGGAGAGCTTGGCGTGATCGAGGCGGCAACAGATGTCGACCACATCACGCCGCATAAGGGTGACCGGAAACTGTTCTGGGATCGCTCGAACTGGCAGGCGCTTTGTCATCGCTGCCACAGCCGGAAAACAGCGCGCGAGGTGTTCCACGGGTGACCGGGGGGTATCTCAAAATCAAACAGGATATGCCCCAAACCGGCGGGGGTACCTTTGTTTTCGCGGTCGCGAAATTGGAGACAAAAACCCACTTTGGAGGGAGATGGAGATGAAGGGACGAAAGCCAAATCTTCAAAACGTGGTTCCAATGAAGGGCGAGTTCAAAAAGGAGGTGCCCGATGCACCAGACTTCTTGGATGATCTCGGTCGTGCCGTTTGGGACGAATTGGTCCCGGAGCTGGTGCGCAAGGACCGCATGGAAACCTTGTTTCGATATCAGTTCGCGACCTACTGCGCGGCTGTGTCGAAGTTCATCCAGGCGACCAATGATCTGGCGCTCGAAGGCCTGACCTATGAAACTGGCAAGGGCCGCAACGGCAACCAACGCCGCCCGAATCCGGCGATTGCAGCTCAGTCCGGCGCAATTGCAGAAATGAATCGCGGCGCAGCAGTCTTTGGCCTGTCGCCAGTAGATGCCGCGCGCCTCGACGGCGGTGGTCAGGGCGATCTCTTCGATGAGGTCGTGAAGCAACTCAATGGAACCAATTGATCACCCAGTCTCGCGCTATGCGACCGGGGTTGTAGAGGGAGACATCATCGCGGGCGATCTGGTTCGCATGGCGTGCGAGCGGCACCTGATGGACTTGGAAACCGGCGCTGATCGCGGGCTTTACTTCGACTGTGAAGCGGCAAGCCGCATCATCCGTTGGGCCGGGATGCTTCAACACACCACCGGGCCGATGGGCGGCAAACCTCTGGTATTGGAACCGTGGCAACAGTTCCGACACGGGTCGGTTTTTGGCTGGAAATACCAAGAGACCGGTTTGCGCCGCTTCCGGTCTACCTATCACCAGGTGGGCAAGAAGAATGGCAAGACCACCGACACTGGCGTGCCGATGCTCTACACCCAGCTCTTTGATGGAGAGGCCGCGCCGCAAGGATACTGCGCCGCAACCACCAAGGATCAGGCGGGGCTGCTGTTCAAGGAAATGAAGCGCATGATTAAGCGCTCCCCCTTTCTTGGGCAGTTTATGAAGGTCTGGCGCACCACGATTGAAACACCGCGCACGGATGGCTCAATCGCCTGTCTCAGCCGCGACGGTGACAGCTCTGACGGGATCAACCCATCTTTCTTGGCGCGCGATGAAATGCACCGCTGGACGGATCGTGAGCTCGCCGACACGATTG